AATACTACTCCCAGCGTGGTGAAGATTGCCCTCCTCGTATTGACAAGAACCTGAAAGTGTTTCTTGCTTTTGGTGAAGAATACTCCTACATCTTCCGCAATGGTGAATGGGTGTGCTACGATATGCACGAGTTTGAAGATAACAAACGTCCCGAAGTTGTTGAAATCCCCTCTGGAGCACTTGCAGTGTGAGTATTTCATTAGCAATCGCACTCTTTCTCTCACTGGTTGCATTAGTCACCAGTCTTCTGATATACTATTTCAAGATCATTCGACCCAAAGACGAGGCACTTTTCAATGATTGAGTACAATAAAGATCGCAAAGATCTGCAAGTTGATCGTATGCTTGATGACTTCATTGCAGAGTGTGAGATTGAAGCAGCAAAGCTTGAGGTTACTGTTGACTACTACATCGCAGAGTTCTGCTGATGGAAAAGAAAGCAAAACTCATTCTTGCATTGCATCAAGTAGATAATCTCTCTCATCTATTGAGTGATGGTCCTTATGCAGCTTTCTTTGCATCTCATCTACTGCCTGTGAAGTTTGAATGTGAGCGTCAACTCTGTCTTCTAAAAAATGAACAAAGATAAAATACTTGGCATCCCCTTTTATCGTTTTTATTATGATAAGGAAAAGATACAGGGTGTGTTAGATGAACTGCTCAAGCTTTCTTGGGTGCCTAACACTACCAACTGGATTTGGGATGGTGTGACTGAAGATGGTATGGGCAGTAGTCTACACGAATTGCCTGCATTTGCTGAAGTCTTTGAATGGATCCAAGAATGTTTGGATGAGGTTGCAGATGATATGGGGATGACTTGTAGATTAAAGATTAACTCATCTTGGGCACATCTTAATCAAACAGGTAACTCATTCTATCAACATACCCACGCCAATACATTTGTAAGTAGCAACTACTATGCCTCTGGTCTAGAACAAGACAAGACAGTTTGGTTACTTCCAAATCCCTATTTTAGTCTGACTAATATATACCCTTGTGGTTCTCATCCTGGTTCCGCAGGTGAAGATGAGTATATGAATGATTACTATCGGAAGTATTATCTGATTCACGAGGAACCAACAGAACCAGGAAAGTACATTGTATTTCCATCAGCAATCCCTCATTATGCACAAGCAAATACATCTAATGCTGACAGAGTAACGATTGCTTGTGATGCCTTCCCCAATGGCTTGATAAATCAGGGATATACGAGTAGACTAAAAGTTCAAGTTCTTTAGGAGTAATTACCAAACACAATGGCACAAAAGTTTCTTTACATCGTTGATCACTATGTTCCTTTTCCCTCTAGTGAATATGGTGGACTATGGAATGTAGTTTCCGAAGATGATGATGAGTGTTTTGATTTGATCGTTGCCGAAGATAGTGGCAATTTCTATGAACAATACTACACAGATCTTCGTGAAAATATTGTCAATGCTCGTGTATATGCACTTGCAGAAGATGTAGGTTCTCAAGTTATTGAAGCATTTACTACCTGATGATCCCTAACTTTCCTCACGAAGCACCAAAGAACTATTGCTATGAGTTTGAAGACTTTAAGAGAAATATCATTGCGATATGGTTACGCTGTGACTTGCGTTTTGACTACAATCTTGGTGTTCCTACTCGCACAATCTGGGGATTCTATGACACCAAAAAACAACAATACTTCTCTCCAGTCAATAGTAAATCCATTGGTGCTTGCGTAAATATCAAGGATACGCGGAATTATACTGCGATGCCGTTAAAGCTAAACCCATTAGAAGCAGCATTTGTATGACATACGAACCACAAGTCAATCACTTTGTTAAATGGAAGAATGATGTCAGTGGATGGGTTTATTTCAAGGACAGAGAATATGTTACTATTGAGTACAATGTTCGTCCTAAAGATGAAGTGAACCTTGAGTGTTGTCCTATTCACAAAAACGAACGATTGCTTGTGGTTTGTTATGCCGAACAATGGAATGAGTTAGAGTATGTAAAATGTCGTGAATGTGTTACTTGCGATAAATAATAAAAAAGATTTTCTGGAAGATGAAGACATTCAAGCAATTTATGGAGCAAGTTGTAAAGATCGCTCCATTGTCACCATTCAAAACTATTCCTGCAAATCCAAATAAACCATCTGGAACTAAAACACTGGTAGATCCTGTTACTGGTATGAAACCATCAGGACAACCATATCCCTACAAAGGTGCATCAGCAATCAAAAAACCAATCTCATCTAATATGGCATAACTGGGCCCTCTAAAGCGTTTCATTAGTGTAAGCAACCCAACTCATTATGGACTGGTTTGAAGACATTCAAGTTGAAGAACTGCAAAACTTTGACTTTATTGAAGAGGACGAGTTCTTTGACAATAAAGAAGATAAAACCTTTCAAAACTATCTAAACTCCAACTACGACTACTGACCTTTTATTATTCTTAAACAAATGACTGACACTGTGAATGTTCTGCCTCATATGAAGGAACTTCGTGACGCTTGGAGGAGGCAAGACTTTCGTTTTACTCCACAACAACAAGAAGAATATGACATTCTGCTTAATGCTCGCCGTGAAAGGGTAAAGTATTTCTATGACAATGACTTGGTGTGTAAGATTAGTAAGTCTGCAATGGATAAACTGAAAGAAGAAGACTGATAAGAATGGGGACAGTCAGGAAACTGGTTGTCCCCTCTTGACTTTTGAGGCATCTAAATATACTATAGGAATAGTTAATCAATCAGATGAAAACCTTCTCACAATTTTGTCTTGAAGCTTACGACAAAGATGTAATGGGATCTTCCCAGATTCGTAAGACTGGAGAAGGTGGAAGAGTTGGTGCAGATAGAAGAAAGTCTGAACCTGAAATGCGTAGGACAAAGAGAGGTCCTGGTGGCACAACTGTTCCTGCAAAGAGATACAAAACTCGTTCAGATGTAGGTTCGCAACGTTCTGCATCTGAAAGACAACAACAACCAACAAAAGAGCGTGGTTCTGCTGCATTGAGCGCAAAAGAAGCACAACGCAAAGCATATCTTGAGCGTAAAGCTAGAGAGAAAGGTGCTGCAACTAAATCAAGAGATCTTGAGAAGCAAGCATCTAAACTTCTCACCAAGAAGAAAGCAGCAGCACCAACAAGTGGACCCATTGAGAGAACAACGAAGAAAGAATATACCAGAGATGAGAAGAAGAAAATGGTGAGAGCTGGTAAGCGTTTGCATAAAGACATCATCAAGGGTAGAGAGAAAGACGCATCACACTATACTCCTTGATACTTACTGGGCCCTGTAAAGTGTCCCAGTAGTATGAACAGCACTAACGCACAAATGGACCGAGTTGAGATCAACCGCTCCATTATGGAGATTAACTTCAAGAAAGAGAAGTTGCAGCGTCAAATTGATGCAATGAACGCACACATTCAGCACCTTGTTGCACTTCGTGAAATGAAACAGTTTGACGAAACTCCTCTCTTTGACGAAATGTTTGGAGGTTGATGATGCAAATTGATGATAAACTGATCCGAGTGATTGATAATCTCACCAATGCAGTGAATGTATGCTATGCAGTAGATAATAGCAATGATGATGATTATGAAAAGACCTATCCTTTTGCGACTGGTTATTCTAAATCTGCAATGAATGGTGCAATAGATGATCTCTCGCGTATTGTAGAATATCTTCGCAAAGATATGTAATATCGGGCCCCTCAAAGTGTCCTGATAGTATAAGCACCACCAGCACCCTTCACAATCGCCTAGAAGGGTGCTATAATTGTTTTTTGGTATCTAACCACCTGACCGTGACTATTACTCTTCGTCCGCATCAGCAACGCATCCTACATCGTATGCTTGTTTATACCAAGGGTCAAATTGTTGTCCCTACTGGTGGTGGCAAGACTATCTGTATGAGTATGGATGTCAAGGAGAATTGCAAGTATATTGACAACGGTATGACTACTGTTGTTGTTGCTCCGCGTATTCTTCTTGCAGAACAACTGTGCAGTGAGTTTCTGGAAGTTATTGATACTTCTAACACTCACGTTATGCACGTTCACAGTGGTGAAACACATCACTATTCTTCTACCAAACCCGAACAGATTCATCTGTTTGCTAACACTGCTCGCACAGCTGGTGAGAATGTCATCATCTTCACCACCTACAATTCTCTTGAGCGTATTCAGCAAGCAGATATTGAGGTCAATACCATTTACTTTGATGAGGCACACAATTCTGTCCAGCGTAACTTCTTTCCTGCAACTGAGCACTTCAGCAATGTAGCAGATCGTGCATACTTCTTTACTGCAACTCCCAAACATTCTCTGACTGCTAACAAACCAGGAATGAATTGGGGTGACGTTTATGGTCAGGTTCTGTGTAATGTTCCTGCACCTGAGTTAGTTGAAGGTGGGTTCATTCTTCCTCCTAAAGTTGTAGTCAAGCAACTGCCTTTGGTTAAAGGTCGCAAGGTAATGTATGCAGAGGATAGTGACAATCTGCTGGAAACGATTGATGACAACAACATCGACAAAACTCTGATCTGTGCTCGCACTACCAAGCAGATTATGGGTCTTATTTCTCAATCTGACTTCTGTGCTCAACTTATGCAGCGTGGATATTCTTGGATGACAATTACATCCAAGACTGGTGCAATCATTGACGGTAAGAAGGTCAATCGTGAGCAATTCTTTGAGACGCTTAATGCTTGGGGTAAGGATAGCAGCAAGAAGTTTGTTGTGATCCACCACAGTATTCTGTCTGAGGGTATCAACGTCAGTGGACTTGAAGCAGTCATCTTTATGCGTAATATGGACTACATTGGCATCAGTCAGTCTATTGGTCGTGTTATTCGCTTGGGTGATAGCTCTAAGAAGTTTGGTCTAGTTTGCATCCCAACTTATGACAGTGTTGGTATCAGCACTGCCCGCAAAGTTCAGGCAGTTGTTGATGTCGTCTTCAATCAAGGTCAACCCGCTATCAGTGAGATCCGCCGATGAAAAACTCTAAGAACTGGAAAGCTTACTGCCAAACCACATACAACTCCCTTCGTGCTAATATAGACAACTGGGGTGATCCTGATTTCTTCCGTCCCATCACACGTTTGTATTACATTGGTGTGTTTGATTGTGGCACTTCCAATCATATGGGTTTGATTAGCTATGAAGCACTGCACAATCCCAAAGAGCGCACAAAAGATCATTGTTTGTCCCCCCAATTCATTGGTCGGATGATTATGGACAACCCAGACAAATATCTGGATGATTATGACATCTTTGAGAACTTGTTTTGGTTGTCTTGCTCACTGATTACTGTCACCAAAGATGAGAACAGGCGTCTAAGTATGCTGACTGAGAATGATGGAATTGACTACAAAGTTCACGTTCCAACTAATCTCAAGTATCAGCACCTGGGTATCAAACTGTATCAGAAAAAGGGATCTAGTTGGAAAACTGCTGTAGAATACGATGACAACATCATCCCTGCACCTTCTGACCTCCTAGAATACGAAAAGAAGTTCCTAGTATGAAACTCACAGAACAAAAGACAACTATACTAGATCCTAAGCCTGTGGAGGAGGGGTTTATGGTTGGCAAATATACTGATCCACTGTGTTATGCTGCTGTGCCTGTTATTGGTAGCACTACACAACTAGCAATCATACATCAGGGGAGTGTAATCAAATACTGTCGCAATCGTCAATCTGCGATTAACTTCATAGAGAAACATCGCAAGGGAAAGAGTGTAGCAAAACTCCCAGTTGAGTAATCACTGGGCCCTCTAAAGTGTTCTAGTAGTGTCTGGAGCACAATGCTCCATAATCAATCTCAAATGCAAGACAAAATCGCACAGGTTAAAACCTTCGTGAATGAGAATGTTTCCAATGAACTTCTCAAGAACATTGGTCTCTCCACTGCTATTCTGTTTGTCGTAATTGTTGCACAACTTCTTATTCACGAAGTTGTTGCAGTTGTTGATGCAATTCCTGTGTTCAATGGTATTATGGAAATCGTTGGACTTGTGACTTTCATTAACTTTACTCGCAACAATCTTTTAACTGGCGAACAGCGTACTGCACTGGTTGAAAAAGTAAAGAACACTTACAATAGTGTTGTTGCTTGAGGGTTTATCCCTCTTTTTTATGATTATGTAACTGGGCCCTCTAAAGTGTCCTTGTAGTATAGACTGAAACGCAATGAAGAACCTCCATCTTGAACACCCCGAAGATACTATTCTGACTGGAGATCTCTCCTGTCTGGATTGGTTTTGTGAGCAAGATAGTTTCATTAGCACCAAGATGGATGGCGCTCCTGCTATTGTTTGGGGCACTAATCCTGCGACTGGTAGGTTCTTTGTAGGCACCAAAGCTGTATTCAACAAGAAGAAGATCCGCATTGCACATTCTCACAATGAAATTGATACGCACTATGAGGGTAAAGTTGCGCGTATTCTTCACGCTTGCTTTGATTGTCTTCCTCGCACAAAGTCTATCATTCAAGGTGATTTTATTGGGTATGGTGGTAGTGATACTTTTCGCCCCAACACGATCACTTATGTCTTTCCTGAAATAATCACGCAAGATATTATCATTGCACCGCATACACTTTACAATGCATTGGATGATCTCCGCGATGCATATGCATTTCCTTTGCAATCCAAACTGATTAGCACCCAAAAGTGTTTGTTTGTGCAACCTGATGTAGAATTGCATCCTCACCGCGATGATTTGGTTCAAGTTTGTAAGTTTGCCAAGCAAATGTCTATGT